TCTTTACCGGAACCGAGTAAACTTAGAGCTAGTTCTTTGCTAAAATCAATCATTGTGATCCTGTTAGTTAGGTTTACAGCCCTTGGATGTTTCAGCATCGCGAAGGGCGTTTTACTATTAATATTATATCACAATCAATATTAATTAATCTGGCAATCTTCCGATTAACTTAGGTTCAATTCCTGTAAATTTCTCGAATCTTTGTAAGATAATTTCACAGTATGCGGGTGAAAGCTCGAATCCGCAAACTGTGCGATCGCCTTCCATTTTTTGCGCTGCGATTATTGATGTACCGGAGCCGAGAAATGGATCTGCAATTAAATCATCTGATTCTGTCATCGCTTCAAAATATTGTGTAGGGAGTTCTATCGGGTAAATAGCAGGATGTAGTTTTCTAACACCTCCCAACTCTGGAAAACATCTAATAACGCTGTGTAACTGGTGATGAGTGTAAACGGGTGATGCCGTCTTTTCTGACATACTCCCGTCCTGCTTGCGAATAGCTCTATCTGCACCATCTGTTAAAAAGTTTTCACCGTGTCTTTTTGCGTATTTGTCCAATTGATTCGGAACTGTTCTCTCTAATATTCTTCGTTTTTCTCCAAATACAAATATCCATTCATGAGTAAGTGTAAACATATTCGTAGCTTGTGCTACGCTACCAGCTTTCTGTTTATCCCAAACATTCCAACCCAAAAGTTTTAAACCACAATTGTTGGCTGTATCTATATATTCTTGCCAGTAGGGAACTACAGCCCCATCCTGAAATTTAAGACCGAGATTAACTGCATAATAATCAACATATTCCGACCATGCAGGGATGAATGAACATATCTTATCCAGACTAACATCCGTCCCATCTTGATAGGTTCTCATGTCAGAGTACGGCGGACTGGTAAACAATAACTCTATCCTCTCATCCCCCAACAAAGCCCGAACATTCCCCTCAATAGTAGAATCTGAACAACATATTTTATGCCGTCCTAACTGCCATATTTCACCCAACTTAACCCTTGATTCAATCTCATCTACCTTATCTAAAAGCTCGGCAATTTCTTCCTCATCTTCCTCTTTCGGTTCAGTATCGCCAAACCCTTCACCCTTGCCAAACGATTCCAATAATTCATTTAATTTATAATCAGGGAAGAACTCACTAAAAATCTACCTCTTGAGCCAAATCATTTAAAATATCAACATCCCATGTACTGAAATCCGAGGCGGTATTATCAGCGATCGCATATTGTTTCCAATCCGACTCTGATAACCCTTTACGCTTAACAGCAACAATCGTATTACCATCAACTTCTACAACCAAAACCTTTTCAATCCCTAATTGACCCGCTTCCTCAAAGGTTCCATTCCCCGCCCTGATAACATCATTCTCGTCGATCACAATAGAACGGCAAGCCCCAAACTGTTCTAAGGATTTGGAAATCACCTTAGCTGATAACGGCGTTCTTTTTCGGGCATTATTCGGATCGGGTGTCAGATTTGAAATATTTGTTTCAATAATTTTAGGTTTAGTCATATTTAAGTTGTAGAAAGGTTTATAGCTATGTTAACTTAAAATAGTAGTTATTCGTTATTAACCGCAATAAAAAAATTCAGACTTGATTTAATTGAGCAAGCGGTTCAACTCCTACTTGATAAACCTTGGCTAACCAACTGTGAGATAGCCAAACAGATTGGGGTAAGCGAAAGTTCTATAAGGCACTGGAAAAAACACCCGATATGGGAAGAAACCAAATATAAGATATTCCACAAATATGCAGAGGTATTAAAACCAATGTCTGAACAAGAAAAGACCGAACTTAGAGAAAAACTTTTAGAGCGACAACGCGAAATAGATATTTTTAGAAATGCACTAAAAGACAATACAGCCCAATGTTTCAAGGTAACGAATCAAGCCTATCGTGATCTTGCCAAGGATCAGGATGCGGTTAAGGCTTGCGCTAAAGCTACAAAGTCAGGGGTTCATGTCCAATCTAAAAATGCAATGGACGGATTAAAAACAATTATGTTGATAGACGAACATAGTTATCAACTCAGTATTATTATTGAAAACTTCGATAACTCTGAAGATGATAGTGAGGATTAGATATCATGCTTCGAGCTATCCAAAAAGGGGAGCGACTCAAGAAAGAATTAAGGGAAGCAAGGAAACGACGGCAGCAGAAACAAACTAAATCCGGTCGTAATTCCTTAACTCGATTTAAAAATGACCCCGTAGGTTTCTCTCGGTTTATTGGAGTCGAACCAACAGAGGATCAACAGCGATTCCTTGAGAGTGTCCGAGATAACCCAGAAACAAACGTTAAAGCCGCGCACGGGGTAGGAAAGTCTATCGGTTCGGCTGTATGTGTTTTGTGGTGGGTTTTTGCCGTTGACGGTCTGGCAATCACTACAGCCCCAACAGAGGATCAGGTTAAGCAAATCCTTTGGTCTGAGATACGGAAAATATATGACCGCAACAAAGAAAAGTTAGGCGGAACCCGTGGGGAGTTATTTGTCAGGAAATCCGAGACGGCACGGGCCTATGGTTTCACCGCTCGCAACTATGACACCAACTCATTCCAAGGTAAACACGCGGATAGGTTGCTACTCATAGCAGATGAAGCGGATGGCATCTCAGAAATTATTGACGATGGTTTTCAGTCATGCCTAACCGGATCGTCAAACAGAGGGTTAAGAATTGGCAACCCTCTGAATAAACAATCCCCATTCTCTAAGGCTTGCGATCGCACTAATATTACAATCCCTGCATGGAATCACCCCAATGTGGCTTGGGCATATCAACTTGAGGAAGTGATAGATCCGGCTGGTAAGTTAAGGTTAATCCATAGATTAAAACCATCGGTGGCAATTCAACTTTTAGACTCAAATGGATTAGTTAAAACTCAGGATAAATGGCCCCCCGAGTTTCCCCATGATGTCATCCCCGGCGCTATATCCCTGAAATGGATTGAAGAAGTCAGGCAAGACAAGGGTGAGTTTTCTGTGTTCTGGCAAGGTCGGGTAGAGGGTATTTTTCCAGAAGATATCATCGAGGGAATCATCCCTTCCACTTGGTTAAAAGCTGCAAGGGAACGCTACGACTTTAATCCTGAGTATTGGGATAGACGGGCTATTATTTCGCCTTGGAGACTTGGGGTTGATGTTGGGGATGGAGGGGATAGTCACGCCGTTGCATTATGGCGCGGTGATGTCCTTTATGAAGTAGTCTTATATCCCACTCAAGGGGATGAGTTAGACACAATTAGAATTGCTGATATTGTTGCTGAAAAGATTAGGAAACTAGGGGGTGCTTATTATGCTGCGGTTGATAAAACGGGCGTGGGTGCGGGGACGTTAGCACGATTAAAACAACAGGGGTATTTTGTCCGTGGTTGTGCTTTTGGAGAATCAGCCGAAAGTAACCATGAGTTTTCAAACCGTAAGACCGAGCTATTCTGGAAACTTAGGGACGGGTTAAGGTTAGGGAAAATAGCGATCGCACCCCTCGGAGATATTGAGGATCAGGTATTCGAGGATCTATCATCACACCGTTACTCATTATCGGGAAAAGGTGGGGAAGATAGACAGATAGCTTGTGAGAGTAAGAAGCACGTCCGGGCTAGACTGAAACGTTCACCGGATGCAGGGGACTCGGTGATCATTGGATCATCTTGTCCCAATCCTACGTTTTCCGATGGGGTATCAGAACAGGATGTACTCAAGGAAAAAGTTAAGCAGCAGCAATTTAATCCAGAGGAGGTATCTGTTAAGAAGGTTAGAGAATTGTTTACTTGATGTTATAATAATTAATTATTGAAAAGATTATGTTTGACTCCGTTTTCTCTCCAAATAGTTCGTCAATCTTCCGAGCTAAAACACCTGACTACGTTAAGCCAAAGTCGATAAAAATTAATCTGAATAGATTAGAGAGTGGTGGGGTTAATACTTTAACCGATGCCTTTAGTCGCGTGGTTTCTAAAGCATTAAAGGATTTAGACGGAGCGATTAGAACCAAGGACTCAAAGGCAATTGAGGATTATCAAGCCGTCTTAATTCCTGAGTTGACTAAATCAATTTATGGAATGTGGTTAGGGGGTTGGAACATCGGGCGGAAGCATGGAAACAATGAAATTAAGTCTCAACAGAAAAAGGGAACGGCTAATTTTGATGAGGATCTACTAGATACGGAATTGGCATCTATAGAGAATGTCCCTGCTCAGACTGCGATCGCTAATCGTTCAAAAACCCTAGCATCCGATATTTCCTCAACTCAATGGGGGAAAATTAAGAATCATCTATTTGCAGCAATCCAACCCCAATCCGAAACAGGGGAACCGATAAACAGATCAGAACTTCTCAAGCGGATCAATTCAGAATTGGGTGATAAGGGTTTCAAGAATCGCGCTGAAAAGATAGCCCGCACTGAACTGACTTTTGCTTATAACGCCGGAAGGTTGCAGACCTATAAAGATTCGGGTTTAGTGTCTCATGTTGTTTTCCTGTCAATCATGGATGATCGCCGTTGTCAGGTGTGCGAAGACCGCCACGGGATGACTATTGATCTTAATGATATAGAGACTGTTTCAGCTAATACACCCCCGATGCACGTTATGTGTCGCTGTGTACTATCTCCCCGTTTGGCAGATCCCTCTAATCAAGATGAGCTAGACAAGGACAGCCAATCATCTAAAAAAAGAAAGTTATTTAATGCACCGCCCAAATGGTTAGCTGCGGGTATCTTGGCAGCGATTCTATTGTCACAGAAAAAGGCACGGGTTCCGGGGTCGGGTGTCGCTTCACCAGGAATTTCGATCCCATCTCCAGTCAGGGAGGCTGTTGAACGGGGACTTGTAGATGTTGCCCTTGCCTCTCAACTTCACCGGATAGCCAAAGCGACGGGAGAGGTGCAGACGGCAGAACAGATCCGTCAACGTCGCAAGAATCAGACTGAATCATTGCCGGGTCAAGGTGTGATTGAGATTCAACCCCGATTATTTTTAAATGGAGTTGAGTTAAACAGCGCCACGCCTGAAGAAATTAGAGAGGGATTAAAAGAATTTCTACCTAAAAAACAATTAGATGATTTAATCAATTATTTACAAGAGAATAAAGTTAGTTCTATTGATGATTTATTGGATGTCAAGGGGATATCTCGCAAAAGTAAAGCCTTTAAAATATTGCAGGGTTTAGCTGATAAAGATAAACTCAGGATTGAATTAGAAAAACTAACCAGTCCCTCAGAATTGTGGTTAAAGAATTTAGGATTTTCCCGTTCCGAATCCAAGGCAATTTTTGACGAATTAAAAGATAAACCTTCTAAGTCATGGAGTGATTTAAAACGTAGACTCAAAAAGCGTGGTATTTCTGATGACCGGATACAGAGAGCTATAGATAAAATTAAATCAATCGAAGCACAAGAAAAACGTCAGGTTGTGGGATTGGATGATTACGTCCCAATGATTCCCGATGATGTGACTTTAGACACTCCAGAGATTGCAGTTGGTAAAATTATCAAACAGAGGGAAATCGGGCTACAACAACGACGCGAAGCCTTACAAGAAATCAAGGATCTAGGAATTGAGTTAGCTAAAATTAGATCCGATGAGAGCAGATTTAATGTCCGTCTTCGTCGCATGAACAAACGGAATCCCAAGGAGTTCGTCTCACCTGAAGAAATTAGAATTAGAGAAGTTAGACAGGCTCGGATTCAAACAAAAATAGAACAAGCCCAAAAAAAAGCCAACGCCATCGGATTACAACTTGAAAAAGCTAATCTGGCACTTAATCAATTAGATATCCCCAATCTCACCCCCGCAGCCAAGCTACGAAACCAAGCTGTTGAGAATCTAGGGAATGAAGGATCTAGTCTGTCCGATGCTACCAATAGCTTAAAGGCTCAAATATCTAACGAGATAGACAGCCAAATGTCTAAAGGTTTCATCCCTCCTAACAAGAAAATAGCGGGGCTAGAACAAGCAAATAACCGTGCTAAATTAATTATAGAACCCGTGTCTAATCTGATTGAAAAAACAAACCTAGAGGGTTTACAATCTAAATTAACTGAACTCCAATCCCACTATCAAAACCTATTAGATCCTCTTTACCCTGAGAACTTTTTTGGGCGTGATATTCAAAATGAATTGACATCACTTCGCGCCGAACTAAAAAGGGTTAAGGCCGAGATTGATAGTTCTGTTAGACTATTGAAAAGAACCGATCAAACCCTCACAGCTACAACCAATCAAACTGAATCAATCTTAGGGAGAATGGGTTATCTAAAGACCGGAGCGCAACTAGAAAAACAAGCTAAAGAACTTGAATCTCAGATATTAGATTGGGAAAATAGAGTTAAGAAAACTAAAAACTACGAGCAAACCTACGAGCCGTTTAGTCAGATAGAAAGACAACAACCGTTAGACAAGTTGACTCAGGATGCTATGGATATTAAAGCTCAAGTCCCTAAGTTCAAAAAGGAATTAGAGAGTAGGTTTAGGCCTGGATTAGATAATGCCAAGTCCACTATTTCTGACATCGCTATACAGACTAAAAAACTTGAACAATTGCAGAAAGAAATTGATGGTATTCTAGCTGATACCTCTAAACTTCCCATAACCAAAACTCAAATCCCCGACTCTGACATGGGGACGTATAACGCGGCGGTCGAATTGCGCAAAATATCCCGTGAGATTACAGAGGAAACTAAACGGTTAAAAGCGTTAGCGGGTGCTAGTAGGGTTAACCTTGATGAGTCTTTAAAGTCACAAAATAAAACCTATCAGCAATACGAAAAACAACGGTTTGGGGATGAACAGACTCCATCATGGGAAAAGAATCTATCCCCAATGGTTGAGTCTCGCATCAATCAAATTGAGGATGCTGTTAAAAAGTTGGAAGCCATAGGTCAGGATTGGAATATAGGGTTTTTAATTGATATCGGTCAAAAGATTGATGATGGTGTTGATGCCACGGGAAAAGCTCTCAAGGTTCGGCGGTGGCTTGATGCTAACGGGCTTTCACCTGAAGACTTGACTTTTTTACCGCTTACTGGTAAAAAAGTGGGTTATGAAGCCATTAGACAGTTAGCTGACGAAACTTTAAGGCAGTACAGTATTGTCCAGTCCAGTATTAGAACACTCAAAAAAGATACCCAGTTTAAAGTATTTACTGAAAATGGATTAATTGAGGAAGGCGAGTTTTTAAAATGGGCAGAAGATCAAGCCGTGTACTGGCAGAACCAAATTAAATCATCAACATCTGACAACTGGCAGGGGTCAAGTTATGAGCGAGTTGACAAACTCTGGAAATCTTTAGAGGGTAAAAAGGCTTCAGACTTACAGGCTAGACAATCAATCAAGCCCGATGATGTACAAGGTCAACTACGGAAAACCGTAGGCAAATATCAAGACTGGCAACGTAAATATACTGTACTCAAGGAACAGGGAGAGGTAACAGGGAATGGAATTAGATCCTTAAATGATGCTCAGAAGAAATTATTAAATGAGCAAAATATTCTATTGGAACAACTTGATAGATACAATCTTGATAGCTCAAATCTAATTAGAGATAACGCAGACAACACCCTACAAATATGGGAGAAGGTCAGACAGGATGCTGGTAAACCCGTATTCTTTGATGTGAAAGGAAAAGCTATCGAGAGGGGGGAACTATTTAAACAATTAGATGAGATTGAGAATAAGTTAAAACAATCTCTGAACATGAGAGAAATCAAGATAGAACCGCTAACTTATCAAGCTGATAAAGCCTCGGCAATGATTAGAGATCGGAATATTCTTAATCAAGCCTTGACTGAATTAGAGCCTAAAATATCTGAAATTCAACAACAAATTCAACAGCTTAGTATTGCCAAGAAAGGAACTAAAAAGTTAGAGGCTCAACTGAGTAAGTTACAACTAGAAAAACAGATTAAACAACAGCAGTTAGGGGAGGTTATTCAAGATGTTAGAGACTTGAGATTACCGCCATTACAGAATGAGCAAATCCAAATCCTTAAAGGTCAGATAGTAAATACCCAGAAACAGTTAACGGGTATTCAATCTGAAATGGCAACACTGCGACGGGAAATAACCGCACTCAAAGAGCAGCCGTTAGATGGGTCGGCATCGGGCATTAAACGCCAAAATAGACTTAATGCTTTGGAGGGTAGCATCACCCGCAAGAATCAAGATTTATTTAAGGTTGTTGGGATGTTAAATAATCAGAGGGAAGAATTAGGAAAATTGAGAGGTGGGAGTTAAGGGATCTTATTTCCCGCACAACAAACCGCATCCAGTAAAAGCAAGTTCATTGTCGATTTCTATACCACCAAACAATTGACTGTTCATCCGGTTTTCAATATGCTTACAAACTTGTTTTACCCGCTTATCAATGATTTCGTCCTTGCGTTTTAATAAATCAGGTAAATTGTACTCCTTTAGCCATGTATAACCCTCTTTCCCGTGAGACTGTTCTAATTTAGTGGCATTCTCAAACAGGTCTGGGTGAACATCCTCTAACCAAATAAATTCATACTGCCGTTGGAAGAAACAGAAATAGCAATTTGATCGACTTCTCCCTGCAAACAAGAAATCAAATTCAATCTCGGAAATACAGTTTTTCCAGTCAAATAAAGGGCATCGTTTAGCCATCTCCTCACAGACTCGGTTATACAATGCCTGCCAGAAGAAAGTGGGAGGTTTTAACCCTTGAGAATTACAAATAGACAAAACCATAGGGAGTGTTATACCTAATTCTCTTAATGGGTATTTAGGAACAATATTACTATGGGGAATATAGCCTATTCTGGTCGGTTCATCGGCACGGAGTCCGTAATAGACTATTACGGACTCCTGTTTTTTAAATAGTTTTTCAAATGGCTTTATCTTGCCACTGGAAGTACAAAACCGCATCCGACGCGATGGAAGGATATTGTATTTTTTTATTATATCTTCAATACTTTCCCCAACTCGCTCAATCTCCCATCCCATCTTTAACTCAACTTTGTTGATCCATTCGTAGGTTTCTGGAAGTTCCGCCCCTACGTCATTAAATACATAGCGGTAGTCAAGATGTGGTGCATTGACCGACTGAACAATTGCCGTCGCCAATGAATCTTTTCCCGATATAGGGATAACATGAGACATCCCGTTTAACAGTAGTGGTATAATAGCCATAGTTGACCTGCGTTTTAGTGTTAGGTTGACTCAATCCCCAAGCATTTCCGGTGCTGTGGGGATACTTTTTTATTATAACAAATTATATCTATATTGAAAAGGAAAAGGAATATTTTGATATTGCTTGCGATCGCATCTCCCAACCTAGGGAATATTCAGAAACAGAATTAGAAATTATGGAATTAAAACAATTAAGTTTGTTTGATGTGACTTGAATTACCCCAAAATATTAAATTTATATTATAATATAAATAGGCAACTCAATCAAAAGTTAAGCCTTTTAATTGAGTCTAAACACAACCTACTGATGCGGAGTAAATCATGTCTAATCTTAATGTTACTACACAAAATAATACTTTAGTTGTTGATTCCCGATTGATCGCTGAGGATTTAGGGATTGAACATCGGGCTTTAGTCCAAACTATCAAAAAACATCAAAGCGTTATAGAGCAACACTTTGGGGTTGTTACATTTGAAATGTCGAAACCCCTAGAAGGTAGCCAGGGCGGTCGTCCTGAGAATATAGCCTATCTGACAGAGGATCAAGCCACGCTTTTGATGTCATTCTCCCGAAATACCGAACAGGTTATTAATTGCAAAGT